GGACAAACTCCAAAAGCACAACAAAAAATGGGTGACCTTGCTAATAAAAGAAGGAACACACCTGCAAGTGAATATAGTGAAAGAGGTGAAAAAAAGAAAAAAGTAGATGCTGCTTCAAGACATTTCAACAGAATGGGTAATCCTGATGCAGGGAATAGGGGTAAAAAATCAAGTAGACCTTATTATCCTGCAGGAAGAAAGGGGATGACTCAAAAAGATAGAGATTGGTCAAGAGGTGCTGATGAATATGGGCACAGTGGATATGATGGTGAAGGTGGTGGTGGGTCATTACCAAAAGGTAAGAAACTTGAAAGACAGAAAAAAACTGGTGTAAGTGCCGAAAGTTTTGATCTCTATGATGTAATCCTTTCACACCTTCTTGATGAAGGTTATGCTTCTACCGAAGAATCTGCAGACAAAATCATTCTCAATATGAGTGAGAGTTGGTTTGAAGAAATTCTAGAAGCTCGTGCTTCTGAAAAAAGAGGTTTAGGTTCTCCTGAAGTTTCTCGTTCTTTTCCTGGAAGAGAAGTTCAAAAACAAAGAGGGGAATTAGGTGGACGCCATTGGCAAAGTGGTGGAGAAGGTGGTAGTAAGAACGAGAGGGGTGTTAAAGGCGCTCAGGCGACACGCCTGAAGGGTTCTGAACCATCTGGTAAGTATGCCAAGATGCAATCCAAGAAACGTGATCTTGGTTCCAGATACGACTGAGGACAGTTGTAAAAGCTGCACAAGGGGTCTTCCAGGACCCCTTTTTTCGTATATAATGACTTCAGTTGAAACAAACCACCGACACTATGTCTCGCATCAAAATGACTGACGACCAAGTTATTGAAGGTCTTAAATCTATGTACGGCACTGAATTGAGTGCTGGTGATGTGAAAGGTTACTGTGCTCTAAATAATCTTTCCTATCCTACTGTGACCCGTCGTCTTGAACAATTCAAAACTTCTCGTGGTCGTTGGAACTTGGAAGTAACTATGGAAAAAGTTGAAGAAATTGAACGTAACTATAATTCAGTAGCAGTTCTTCCTGAACATCGTCAAAACCTTATCCCCGATAAAGATGATACCTTCGTCAAGTTTGGTAATTTTAATGACGTTAAGAAAATTATTCAGTCCCGTCTATTTTATCCTACGTTCATTACGGGTCTTTCGGGTAATGGCAAAACGTTTGGTGTGGAACAAGCTTGTGCCCAGTTGGGTCGTGAACTGATCCGTGTAAACATTACGATTGAGACCGACGAGGATGATCTCATCGGTGGTTTTCGTCTTGTGAATGGCGAAACTGCTTGGCACAATGGACCTGTGATTGAAGCTCTGGAACGTGGTGCTGTTCTGTTGTTGGATGAGATTGACCTTGCTTCCAACAAAATTCTTTGTCTGCAACCTATTCTAGAAGGTAAAGGTGTCTTCCTGAAGAAGATTGGTCGTTTTGTCAAACCTTCTTCTGGATTTACTGTGATCGCAACTGCAAACACTAAAGGTAAGGGTTCTGATGATGGACGGTTTATCGGTACTAATGTTCTTAACGAAGCTTTTCTAGAACGTTTCCCTGTAACATTTGAACAAGAATATCCTTCTGTTGCAAATGAAGTTAAGATTTTGGATAAAGTCGCTAACTCTTTTGGAGTGACTGATAGTGACTTCTGCAAACGTCTTGCTGATTGGGCAGACATCATCCGTAAGACCTTTTATGATGGTGGTATTGAGGAAATCATTTCTACCCGTCGTTTGGTCCACATCATCCGTGCTTATGGTATTTTTGGTGACAAAGCCAAAGCAATTCAAGTCTGCGTCAATCGTTTTGATGACGAAACCAAAACTGCGTTCTTGGAACTTTACGACAAAGTGGATGCTGATTTTGAAATGCCGATCTCACCATATAACATTAATCGTTCAAGTCTTGACGAGGAGCAATCAAAATGATATAATTGGGGAAGGTAAAAAATGTGCCTTCCCTTATTATGGATGAGTATAACCAATTCACTATGTCTCTTAATAGTGAAGATAAAATTGTAATTGAAAAAACACCTGTGAATATGCCTGAACAATCTACAAATCATCTCTGGAAATACAATGAAGATAAAATCCTCAAAGAAGTTGAGGATTATGTGACTAGTACTTATCATGGTCATTATTGTGGCGATCAAGATGGCTATGCTGACATTCAAACAATTGATTTGATGGCAGCAAAAAAACTTGCCGCAGGTTTCTGTCAGGCAAATATTTTAAAATATGGTAGCCGTTATGGTGATAAGGATGGTCGCAACAAACGTGACTTGATGAAAGTGATTCACTATGCTATGCTTCTTCTCCACTTTGATGGTCATTATTCCCGTGTGAATAATGGTCTTTCCGAATTCCGTTGATTATGAAACTTAAAGAAAACACTATGAAACTCTCTGAAAAAACTATCTCTCTTCTCAAGAACTTCTCTGGTATTAACCAGTCCATTCTGTTCAAGAAAGGTAACAAACTCCGCACCATTTCTGTAATGAAGAACATTCTTGCAGAAGTTGAGGTTGAGGAAGAGTTTGAACGTGACTTTGGCATTTATGATTTGAACCAATTTCTAAATGCAATGTCATTGTATCAAAATCCACAATTGAAGTTTGCGAATGATAGTTATGTTGGTATTAGTGAAGGTAATGCACGATCCAAGTATTTCTTTGCAGATCCTGCAGTAATTGTTACTCCTCCTGACAAATCTATCACTCTTCCTAGTGAGGATGTTTGTTTTGAACTGAATACCCAACAGTTGGATAAACTTCTCAAAGCTGCTGCAGTTTATCAAGTTCCCGATCTTTCTGTGGTTGGTGAAGCTGGTGTTGTGAAACTGGTTGTTCGTGACAAGAAGAATGATACTTCCAACGAATACTCTGTTGTTGTTGGAGAAACTACTGATACTTTTGTTCTGAACTTTAAGGTTGAGAATATCAAAATTCTTCCTGGTGCTTATGAGGTTGTGATTTCTAAGAAACTCTTGTCTCGGTTCACCCGCGAAGATAAGAATCTTGTATATTACATTGCCTTGGAACCCGATTCCTCCTATGCTGGTTGAGTAACCAATCCTATACTATGAACATCTTTGTCACCTCAGAATGGCCTGCAGAATCTGCGGTTGTTCTTCCAGACAAACATATTGTGAAGATGCCACTTGAATGTTGTCAGATGCTTTCCATCATTGCATCCAAGTGGTATCATAATTATGGACCCCTGCTCAAAGCGGATAACACTCCATACAGTACTGAAAAAGGTGCATTTCGTAATCATCCCTGTACCAAATGGGCATCTGAATCAATTCACAATGCTTATTGGTTGATTAAACACGGAATGAACCTTTGTGATGAATATACTTTGCGTTATGGTAAAACGCATTCGTGTTATAATACTCTATTGCAGGCTTATTATCTTTTCCCCAAAGGAAAGATTAATAAGGTAACAGAGTTTGTTCGTGCTATGCCCGATGAATATAAACTTGACGACAGCATTGACACTTTTACTGCTTACAAGATGTACATTGCATCCAAACCTTGGGTTGCATCTAATTATCTTCGTATGCCAAACCGGAAACCTGAATGGATCTAAATTATGAATGAAAACTTTTTGTGGGTAGAGAAATATCGCCCTAAAAAAATTGAAGATTGTATCCTTACGGATAACATCAAAAATACCTTTTTGGATTTTCTAAATAAAAAAGAAATTCCCAACCTTCTCCTTGCAGGATCTGCAGGTTGTGGAAAAACCACAGTTGCAAAAGCATTGTGCGAAGAATTGGGAGTAGATTATTATGTTATTAACGGATCTGACGAAGGACGATTTTTGGACACGGTACGGAACCAGGCAAAAAACTTTGCTTCGACCGTCTCACTTTCAGCAAGTGATGCAAAACACAAAGTCATCATTATTGACGAAGCTGACAACACAACCCACGACGTACAACTCCTTTTACGGGCAAATATTGAGGCGTTTTATAACAACTGTAGATTCATCTTTACTTGTAACTACAAGAACAAAATCATTGAACCCCTCCACTCTAGATGTGCCGTGGTTGAATTCGGCATCAAAGGAAAAGAACGGGCACTCATCGCTTCCCAATTTTTTAACCGACTACGGGAAATCTTGGTTGCAGAACACATTGAGTACGATGAAAAAGTCTTAGTAGAACTCATCAACAAACACTTTCCAGATTGGAGACGTGTTCTTAATGAATGTCAACGCTATTCTGTTGGCGGTAAAATTGATTCAGCAGTCCTTGCAGAATTTTCGGACGTAAGTGTAAATGAACTTATTAAACATCTCAAAGATAAAAACTTTACTGAAGTCAGAAAGTGGGTGGTCGCCAACTTGGACAACGATTCTTCTGTCATTCTTCGCAGGGTATATGACGCCTGCTATGATAGTCTTTCACCCGCATCTATCCCCGCTGCCGTTCTTGTTATTGCTAAGTACCAATACCAAATTGCGTTCGTGGCTGATCAAGAAATTAACCTTTTAGCGGCATTAACTGAAATTATGGTGGAGTGTAACTTCAAATGATTTTGGAACTTGATGATGCAGTTTACGCAGCAGATCAGTTCATTGATTACTTCTCAAATATGGGTCGTATTGATGAATATCTGCGTAACATTAAACTTGAAAGAATGGAACAAATTCCAACATCCATCCTTGGATTAGGTCCTGAGGATGATATGTTTGATGCGTTTGATATGCACCCACAGGATATGAACTTCAAAGTTTATGTTGCTGGTGAGAAGGGTGGATTTACTAATGAATACTTTAATGAGAGGTTGCAGATTACTACCTCTCACGCAATTGAAGATAGTATTCCTGGCAAGTCTTTGAAATGGATTGTGCAGGAAACTAACACACAAAAGATTGTGGGTTTTTGTCGTTTTGGATCACCCACGATTAACTCCAAACCTCGTAATGATTGGCTCGGACAAACACCAGAATTGTCTAGATTCAATCGTCACGCAATTATGGGATTTATTATTGTTCCCACCCAACCTTTTGGATTTAATTATCTCGGAGGTAAACTTCTTGCACTTCTTTGTTGTTCTCATACTGCAAGAGAAAAGTTAAATAGTAAATATGGTGCAGATATTTGTTCATTTGAGACAACCTCTTTATACGGTACTACAAAGGCATCATCTCAGTATGATGGTTTGAAACCTTATATGAGGTATAAAGGTTTAACTCAAAGTGATTTTACTCCTCTGCTCCACGATGAGATCTTTCAGGAGTTGAACAAATGGTTTATCGCACGGAACAACAATCAGGGATTGGTGAAGGAGGACGCATCCAGTCGCAAACTCAAGACGCAACAAAGGATGATCTCAATCATCAAAAAAAGCTTACCTTCTCAAAAGGCTGTGGAGTTTCAGACTGCGATTGCAAATGCAAAAAATCTGACTGAACAGAAAAGATTTTATATTTCGGATTATGGATTTGAGAATTCTCGTGAAGTAATTCTAGGTCAGGAAGAAGTTCTGCGTCCTGGTCAAAACTATGACAAGTTTCACTTTGATAATCTTGTGAACTGGTGGAAGAAAAAGGCTTCAAGTCGTTATGAAACTTTAAAGTCTGAAGGTCGTCTTCGCACAGAACTTGAGACCTGGAATAAGAACCCTGATTCTATTGATATTATCCGATGAGTTACGAATTGAAAGATTATTTGAATTCCATCAATTTCACCAAAGAGTATTTGATGGATGATTCGGATCCCTTGTGGGAGAAGAAATATGCACCGTTCATTATCAATAAATGCCTGGCTGGATTTATTGATACTGTGATGTTTGCAAATGAGATGAATATGAATCACTCATTGCCTAGTAGACTCCAATATGATTTTCTTATAAATACTGTGAGGAAACGGAAAAGATTTTCTCCGTGGCTTAAGAAAGAAAAAATTCAAGATCTTGATGCAGTCAAATCATACTATGGATATAGTAATGAGAAAGCTCAACAAGCATTGAAAATTCTTACTAAAGAACAGATTACATTTATTAAACAGAAACTTGATGTTGGAGGCAAGAAATGAGTACCTTTGTTGAACCTGAAGTCAATTGGTCGCAAGATCAAATGGTGGAAGTGATTCTGAATGAACCAGATGATTTTCTGAAAGTTCGTGAAACTCTAACCCGTATCGGTGTTGCTTCACGCAAGGAAAAAAAGATTTATCAATCCTGTCATATTCTTCATAAACAGGGTCGTTATTACATTGTTCATTTTAAAGAATTGTTTGCACTTGATGGTAAACACGCTAATCTTACGGTGAATGATGTTCAACGTAGAAATAGAATTATCAATCTACTTTCAGATTGGGGATTGATTACGATTGTAAAACCAGATTCAATTACTGATGTAGCTCCTTTGAATCAAATCAAAGTTCTTTCTTATAAAGATAAGGGAGATTGGATTCTTGAGAGTAAGTATAATATTGGTAAGAAAAAAAGAGTGGAAACCGAATAATATTTGTAGGGAGTTCAACACTCCCTTTTTTTATGTTTTCCAATATATAATAAGTGATGGATGGGTCCTTTGACCGTCCATACGCTAAAGCGGAGTCTTCGGATCCGTAAATTAAACCAAACAGACGCTTAAGGAGGTCTATCATGTTACTCGCAAAGTACAACACCGGAAATATTGACAAATTTCTAAATGATATTGAAAAGTATAGTATTGGTATGGATGAATGGTTCAACCGTTTTGGGGCGGTTCACGAATCTACAACGAACTATCCGCCATACAATTTGATTAAGGAGAGTGAGACGGAGTTTCGTTTAGAACTCGCTCTTGCAGGATACAAAAAAGAAGATATTGAAGTTTTTACTGAATGGAATAAACTTTCCGTTGAAGCTAAGAAAGCAGAAACTTCGGATGTTGGGGAATATCTTCATAATGGTCTTGCAAAGAGGGCCTTTACGAGGACTTGGACACTTTCTGACGATGTGGAAGTGACTGATGTTAATTTGGAAGACGGTCTATTAGTCATTAAACTAAATAGAGTTATTCCAGATCATCAGAAACGAAAGGTGTATGAAATCCTTTAAGCAGTTTACGCAGGACCTTCAAGGTATCCAGGAAACAAAAGGCGACTTTGGTGCTGACGTAAAAATGGGAGATCAACCCGTTGATTGTCACGGGCAGACCGTAAAATATGCAATGGCACCTGGTAAGAAGGTATGCAAAATGAAGCGCAAACGCGAATAAATATATTCGTTATTGTCGCCGCTAGGGGTGCAACTGGCAAAATCCAGTTGACGCCCCCATTTTTTTGTGTTACTATAGTAGGAGGTATGGAGTAATTATGAGTGTTAAACTTGCTTATTTGAAGACAGGTGAACAAGTTCTTGCAGACATTAAAGAACTTGTAGATGAAAATGAAAAAGTAGTATCTTTGTTGTTTAGTAATCCATATATTGTTAAGTTTCTAACTCCGGAATTACTTTTTGAGGGTTATGTAAATGAATTTGATAATGAAGTAGAACATCGGGTTTCTTTTTCTCCCTGGATTGTTCTTTCCGCAGATAAAGATATTCCAGTAAATCCAGATTGGGTAATTAGTATTGTTGAACCTATTGAATGGGTTAAGAATTCTTATATTCAAAAAATGAATGTATCAACATCTGATGGAGTTGTGGATGAGGATCTGAAACCCTCAACAATTAATGAACAACTCATTGAAAACTTTGAAGTAATGGAGGAAGAAACAAATGGATGATGTGCAAATTATTGTTCTTGTGGATGGAACAGTATTAATTACTGCAATTGAAGCAGTAACCTCGGAACTAGGCGAACCAGACTGTAAACTCACAAAACCTTATCAGATTGTTGATGGGGAGATGGTTAAATGGTTGACATATTATACCGATGACGATATTGTAATGATTACGTCTGACAAGATTGTGACGATTGTTGATCCCAAACAATCACTATTTGATGATTATTCTGCCCTTATTAAATGAAGTTTTATACAAGTGTCTTTCAACTAGGCAATGATATCCTCGTCCGAGGATTTGAAAATGGAAAACATTTTACAAACAGAGAAGAATTTTATCCGACCTTCTTTGTTCCTTCAAAAAAAGAAAGTAAATATAAGACCCTAGATGGACATTCTGTAGATCCAATTAAACCAGGAACTATCCGAGACTGCAAAGATTTCTTGGAGAAGTATAATGGTGTAAATGGGTTTAATGTTTATGGTAACGATAGGTTTGTCTATCAGTACATTGCAGAAAAGTATCCTGAAGATGAAATTAAGTTTGACATTAACAGAATCAAACTGATTACTATTGACATTGAGGTTGCTGCTGAAAGTGGTTTCCCTGATGTATTCAACTGTGCAGAAGAACTTCTTCTGATCACTGTGCAGGATTATACTACCAAACAGATTACTACATTTGGGTCTCGCCCTGCAAAGATTACTCAATCAAATGTCAAGTTTGTTGAGTGTAAAGATGAATATGCACTGATTAATACCTTTATGGATTGGTGGCAAAACAATCTTCCAGAGGTTGTGACTGGTTGGAACTGCGAACTATATGATATCCCATATCTTATTGGTCGTATCACTCGCCTGATGGGCGAGAAGATGGCTAAACGGTTCTCTCCTTGGAACATTGTACGAGTCAAAGAAGTGACCATCTCAGGTCGCAAACAACTGAGTTGTGAGATTGCAGGTGTATCTGTTCTGGATTACCTGGATCTTTACAAGAAGTCTCCAGCAACTCCAAATCAAGAGAGTTATAGGTTGGACCATATTGCATTCCAAGAACTTGCACAAAACAAGTTGGATCACTCGGAGTATGATACTTTCCGAGATTTCTATACTAAAAATTGGCAAAAGTTTGTAGAATACAACATCGTTGACGTAGAACTTGTTGACCGTCTTGAGGATAAGTTGAAACTTATTGATCTTTGTTTCACTCGTGCATATGACGCAAAAGTAAACTTTAATGACATTGCATATCAGGTTCGTACTTGGGATGCAATCATCTATAACTATCTTCTTAAAAAGAATATTGTTATTCCTCAAAAGGAACGTAATACTAAAGATGAAAAGTATGCAGGTGCATATGTAAAAGAACCTATTCCAGGTTCTTATGATTGGGTTGTTAACTTTGACCTTAACTCCCTGTATCCGCATTTGATTATGCAATACAACATCAGTCCTGAAACTCTACTGGATACTAAACATCCAAGTGTGACTGTGGATAAAGTTTTGAAAAAAGAACTATCCTTTGCAGATTATACAGATTATGCGGTATGTGCAAATGGTGCAATGTACCGTAAAGATATTCGTGGGTTCCTTCCAGAACTTATGGAGAAGATGTATAATGAACGGGTCATCTTCAAGAAGAAGATGATTGAGGCAAAGAAGGAATATGAAAAGACCAAGAAGAAAGAATTAGAGAAAGAAATTTCTCGTTGCGATAATATCCAGATGGCAAAGAAGATTGCTCTCAACTCTGCTTATGGTGCTATCGGTAATGAATACTTTCGTTATTTCAAACTTGCAAATGCGGAAGCTATTACTCTTTCTGGTCAGGTTGCGATCCAATGGATTGAGACCAAGATGAATTCTTATATGAATAATGTTCTCAAAACTGTGGGGGTAGATTATGTTATTGCTATGGATACTGACTCCATTTATCTTAATATGGGTCCTTTTGTTGACGCTGTATTCAAAGGGAGAGAGAAAACTACTGATGAAGTTGTCAATTTCCTTGATAAGGTGTGTGAGATGGAACTTGAAAAGTATATTGAAAGTTCTTACCAAGAATTGGCCGACTACCTGAATGCTTATGACCAGAAGATGTATATGAAACGTGAGAACATCGCGGAACGTGGTATCTGGACTGGTAAGAAACGTTATATTCTTCGGGTATGGGATAGTGAAGGTGTTCGTTACAAGGAACCAAAACTTAAGATGATGGGTATTGAAGCCATCAAAACATCTACCCCTGCACCTTGTCGTAAGATGATTAAGGATGCAATTCAGATCATTATGACTAAGGATGAGGATGATGTGATTGAGTTTATTGAGAATTGTCGCAAAGAATTTCAATCACTTAGACCAGAGGAGATTGCATTCCCTCGTAGTGTTTCTGAAATTAACAAATGGATGTCTCGCACGGATATGTATCAGAAAGGTTGTCCAATTCACGTTCGTGGTGTAATTCTTTATAATCATTATACGAAGAAAAATGGACTAGACAATAAGTATCCAGCAATTCAGAGTGGTGAGAAAATCAAGTTCATCTATCTGAAGAAACCTAACATTATTCAGGAAAACGTATTTTCATTCATTCAAGATTTTCCAAGGGAACTTGATCTTGAAAAATATGTAGATTACGAAACTCAATTTTCTAAGTCTTTTGTTGAACCATTACGAATTATTCTTGATTCTATTGGGTGGTCTGTAGAAAAAACTGTGAGTTTGGAGAGTTTCTTTTTGTGAGTAAATATATGGTATGTTGGAGTCAACCTGGGGAGTTATCTCCAGTACAATATGAGAAATTATTTGATGACTTTTCTACTGCTCATTGGTTTGCAAACGAACTGAAAAAGAGGTATAATTGGGTCATATGCACAGAAGAAAAAAACCTTAAGAGGAATTAATGGATTTACCAATTAACGATAATGAACTTCAAAAAATTATTAGTGCTTTGGGTTTTGGTGGAGATGCAGCTTTGTATCATAAGCTGAAATTGGTGAAGGAACTTAGAGAACAAGGACTTCCTTATAAAAAAATACTTCGTGAACAATACGGGATGGTAGCTTAATGGACTTTTTAAAAGATATTGTAAAAGAGATTGGTGGAGAATACACACAACTGGCATCAGACATTGACGAAACTGAAACTTATGTGGACACAGGTTCGTACATATTTAATGCTCTTGTCAGTGGGAGTATCTTTGGTGGTGTATCTGGTAACAAGATTACTGCAATCGCAGGTGAAAGTTCTACAGGAAAAACTTTCTTTAGTTTGGCTGTGGTTAAGAATTTCCTCGATAATAATCCTACTGGATACTGTCTCTATTTTGATACTGAAGCTGCAATCACACGATCCTTATTGGAGAGCAGAGGCATTGACACAACTCGCTTGGTTGTTGTCAATGTGGTTACAGTTGAAGAGTTTCGTGGTAAAGCACTAAAGGCAGTTGATCTTTACCTGAAGAAACCTGAAGGAGAACGCAGTCCTTGTATGTTTGTGCTGGATTCTCTTGGTATGCTTTCAACCAGTAAAGAGATTAATGATGCTCTGAATGATAAGGAAGTTAGGGACATGACCAAATCCCAACTGATTAAAGGTGCATTCCGTATGCTTACTTTGAAACTTGGTCAAGCAAAAATTCCTATGATTGTAACAAATCATACCTACGATGTTATTGGTGCCTATGTTCCTACAAAAGAAATGGGTGGTGGTAGTGGTCTTAAATATGCTGCTTCTACAATTATTCATCTTGGGAAGAAAAAAGAAAAGGATGGAACAGAAGTTGTTGGAAACATTATTAAATGCAAAACTGCTAAGTCACGTTTAAGTAAGGAGAATCAAGATGTTGAAGTACGTCTGTATTACGATGAGCGTGGCTTGGATAGGTACTATGGTCTTCTTGAGCTTGGTGAGCTCGGGGGACTCTGGAAGAATGTCGCTGGACGTTACGAAATTGATGGTAAAAAAATCTATGGTAAACAAATTTTAGCAAACCCTGAAGAATATTTCACTGAAGAAGTGATGCAAGCCTTAGATGAGATCGCACAAAAAGAATTTAAATATGGATGATCTGAATGATTTAATTCAAATATATGATGATGCTTTAGAACCAAATATTTGCGATTTTTTGATTAATTTATTTGAGCAAGTTTCAAATAAACAAGAACGGGTTGTAAATAATAGAAAACCAAATTTTACACAATTCAACTTAACTGAAAATAGAGAATTAAATGAGGAAGTCAATCAAGTACAGAATCATTTAATTCAAAAAACATTTGAGTATAAAAATAAGTATTATGAGTTTGTGGACAAAAGAGTTTTCCCAGAAGAACACGCATTTGAACAATACCGTATTAAACGATATATTCCAAATGAGAATGAGGCATTTGATACTCACGTTGATGTGGTAGATCACGAAACATCTCGTAGGTTTCTATCATTTTTTTGGTATTTGAATGATGTAGAAGTCGGTGGTGAAACACAATTTAAAGACTTGATTATTAATCCAAAAAGAGGTAGATTGATTGTCTTCCCTCCATTGTGGATGTTTCCACATAAGGGACTGGATCCAATTAGTGGTCCCAAATATATTATAAGCACGTATCTTCACTATAAATGATGGAAAGGGTTGAAACTACGATTATTAGGAGTCTCGCATTTAATGAGGAGTACTCCCGCAAAGTTCTGCCTTTTATCAGGACAGAATATTTTACCGATTATACGGAGAAACTAGTATTTGAGGAAATCTGTCAGTTTATTTTTAAGTATAATAAACTTCCAAATAATGAGATTTTGCGAGTTGAAATTGATAATCGCACAGATTTAAATGAGAACACTTATAAAGAGGTTACTGAATATATCAGTAATTTGGATAGTTCTAAATTAGATGTTCAGTGGTTGTGCGATACTACAGAGAAATGGTGTAGAGATAAGGCTATATACTTAGCTCTGATGGAATCTATTTCTATCGTAGACGGTAAGGACTCTAAGAAAACTAAGGATGCAATTCCTTCAATTCTTTCTGATGCCCTTGCAGTCAGTTTTGATACGAATGTAGGTCACGATTATCTTCACGATTATGAAGAACGATACAACTTCTACCATCAAACTGAAGAGAAAATTCCTTTTGACTTGGCATTCTTCAACAAGATCACAAAGGGTGGTATTCCTAATAAGACTCTCAATATTGCTCTTGCAGGTACTGGTGTGGGTAAGTCACTCTTTATGTGTCATTTTGCCAGTGCTTGTTTATTACAAGGTAAGAATGTTCTGTACATTACAATGGAGATGGCTGAAGAGAGAATTGCGGAACGTATTGACGCAAATCTTTTGAATGTGAATATTCAGGAAATTATCAATCTTCCTCGTCAGATGTTTGATACTAAAGTATCTGGTATTGCAAAGAAAACTCAAGGTACTCTTATAATTAAAGAGTATCCAACTGCATCTGCTCATAGTGGACACTTTAAATCACTTCTTAATGAACTTGCACTTAAGAAGTCATTCAAACCTGATATTATTTTCATTGAC